CAGCGAATCGAGAGACAGCCCATCTCGACGGAGGAAAGAGGAATCAAATCCCTCTTCTTTCTCGGGATGGTTAGATGCATTTGCTCAGAAAGGTGCCAAAGGCCCTTTGAGTAGGCGTTATTAATCACGTCTACCCATGAAACAAGTGCATCGGCTGTGCTTCCTAGCTCAAGGTCACGCAAGTACAATGGAGTCACATCGAAACCATTGTACGAGTCAATTCCGCAACTTTCACGGAAGTGGCCCTTGTAATGAGTTTTCATTACATTCACCTTCAGCTGTAAATGCCGAAGGAGAAGAGCTAAGGAGGGGACTGCATGGGATGGCATAATAATGTCATCCCCAAAGACCCGAATGCTGCGTGCAGCCCAACGGATGTTCTCATAAGAGGGCACCCGTCCGGACTCAAAGAGTACGGCTGTTATGCTCGCAAGAGCATAAACAATGGACTGCACAGGAAAGGTCGTACCGGATCCCATGGCCGCGAACTTCTTCAACACGAGGAAGTACGGCTCGCCTACACCAGTTGCATTACGCAACCAGCGTGTACGGCAAGCGTGAAGCGCTTCTAAAAGGGATGGATTCACCCTAAAGACACGCTCCACCGTCCAGCATGACAGACGATCGCTAGCTGCCGAAAGGTCGACAGTCGCGAAATTCTGGCATTTCGACGCCTTAAGACACATATCCCGTGAGGGAGTTTGGCTTAAGAAATCGATAGAACTCCGGAGTGCATCAGGAAGATTTTTCCTGATCCACCGCATCATACCCAATTGGATATATTGATGCGCGATTGGCTCAGAGGCGATAAGGCGAGGCGCCTTCAGAGTCTTCGGCACGGCAAGAAGCCGCGCTGGAGGCTCGTTCAGCGACAACCCTATATCTACCTCATGATGCAAGTCTTCTCTACTTTGGGCGAAATACTGATACGGAAAGAATCCGTCCAGTTTCCTCGGCCAGGTAGGGAACAGATACTTATCTGTTCCGGACTTTGCATCTGCCACAGCACCGGGTCCATGACGGGGTTCGATTGTTCTCCAGTCAACCTCTGGAAAGCGGCAAATGACGCGATCCGAGACCGCCTGCATAAGCCGTAACAACGGCTGCGGGCATTCATCTCGATGTGAGATGAAGTCTGGAGACTCTCTATACCCATCAAGGAGTGACAACCGCTTGCCGAGATAACGGCCAGTACCTCGATCCAAAGGGTCAAGATACAGCGAATCCTCGCTCCATCGGAGCGTGGGATATCGAAG